ACAACTACATAAAAGAATTTGTTGCCGATCCGAAGATTGTTAAAGTTGGACACAACATCAAGTTCGATATCAGGTTCCTACGCTTGTCTAGAGGGTTTACAGAGTTCAATAACCATCGTGATACAAAAACAATGTACTACCTACTTGTAAACCAAGATGTAAAAGGTTCATTACGTCTATCTGACTTAACATTTGAATTTACAGATATGGGTGGATATGATAGAGCGCTAGAGGACTTTAAAAAGGACTACAAAGAGAACTACAAGAAGAAAGAAAAAGAACGTATTGCAAAACTAAAGGAAGAATTTAAAGAGCAATGTGCAAAAGAAAGAGCAGAAGTACAACAACAAGTGAAGAGTGCAAAAGCAGAACTACGTTTACTCAAGAAGGAATCTCCAACGACTGAAATTCTTAATAGAATAACAGAGTTAACTGAGATTTCACAACGTAAATATGTGAAACCGTTAATGCCTGACTTCGGGACCGCAGGTTCACCAGTCAATCCTGTAGATGGATCGGACTTCTGTTATGAGTGGATTCCATTATTCGAAATGCTTTCTCCGTACGCTAGTGGTGACGTAGACGTGTGTTTACGTATCTATAACCAACTAGACAAAAGATGTCAGCAAAAAGGCTTAGAGCACATTAGAGAGCTTTACACGAATCATTACCCACAACTATCTGCCACACTTGCTAAAGTCGAAGCAACGGGAATCAAGTTAAACATCCCGTACGTACAAGCACTAGCAGATGCGTACCAAAAGGAAGAGGATCGTTTAACGGCAATCATCCGTAAGTTCCCTGAAGTAAAGCAAATGGAAGACGAACATCGCCAGCTTTACCAAATGGGATTAAACGAACTTGCAAAGCCTGTAGCTGAGAGAGACAAGAAGATAGCGGCCTTACGTGATAAGTACAAGGACAAGCTAGAGTTTAACGCAAACTCTCCTGACGACAAGAAAGAGGTACTGTACAAGATTACAGGCATTCGACTACCGTTCGATAAAGAGCGTCTAGTAGACTCTGTATTCGAGAAGGGACTAAAAGAGGAAGAGATTGAATGGTGCCATTACAAAACGAATACTGCGAACTTGGAGTACATCGCCAAGGAGTATCCTGAGTACAAGGAACTAGCAGAAGTTATGATCCATCACTCACTCGTTAAAACACGTAAGCAAAGTTTCACGTACAAGTTCCTTAGTATGGTAGATATGAACGATATCTTGCACGGTACGTTCAACCCTGAAGGTACAGAAACATCTCGTCTATCGTCAAAAGACCCGAACTGTCAGAACTTCCCTCGTAAGACGGAAGATGTAACACGGTTCGACTATCAGCACCCTATTAAACGAATGTTCATAAGTAGATTCACAAACGGAGCACTACTACAACTCGATTACTCTTCACTTGAATCTCGTATCATGGCTTTAATTGCATACGATGAGGAAATGATTGAAGCATTCTTAACGAAGAAGGATGTACATACGCATACTGCTTCACTGGTATTCAAAAAGGCAGAAGAAGATGTAACAGGTGATGAACGTACGGCCGCTAAACGAGTAACATTCGGACTAGCGTACGGAGAAGCACCATTCTCGTTCGCACCTAAATACAACATGACAATCCAAGAAGCAGAGAAACTATTCGATGACTACTTCAAGAACAAACCGAAGATTAAAACGTACATTGATGAAACGAAAGAGCAAGCTAGACAGACGGGCTATATCTCTTGTATGCAAGGTTTCACTCGTAACTTACGAGATGTGTATTCACAGGATAAACAGAAACGTAATGGTGCGTTACGTCAGTCTGTAAATACACAGGTACAGGGATCGGGTGCATTCTTAACGAATAACTCGTTAATCTACATCAACAACATTATTGAGAAGCAGGGATTACGTTCTCGTATCGTTCTAACTGTACACGATAGTATTGTTATAGATTGCCCACCTGAAGAAATTCACATCATGGCTCATGTCGGTAAAACAGTCATGGAAAACTTACCGATCCCTTGGTTAAACATCGAGTGGAAAGGTGAAACAATCCGATTCCCTATTACGGCAGATGTAGAGATTGGTACAACATACAACGATATGGTTAACTACGACAAGGACGAGCTAAACACGTTCCAAAAAGTAGAGAACTACTGTAAGTACCACATGGACTTAAAGAGCGTTAAGCATTACATGGAGTCAGGTGTCATCACAAAAGAGAAAGCAAAAGAGCTAAAGGCTACGATTGAATCCAAAAAACAAGCGTACCAAACGGCTGTATAATTTCTGTAACTTTTTGTTGACACACAGAATAGGATAGTGTAATATACTAAGAGAAGAGACAAGCAGTTTCTTCTCTTTAGTTTAAAGGATAGAGGTGAGAGTATGTGCTAGATGTTAAAGTTGACAGCATAGATTTTCAGGAGCTTAGAATCATTGATGAAAACGGAGAGTATATCATGTTCGACATGCGAGAAGAGTTAAAGGTGAATGAAGCCAACCTTCTCCAAGAAATGTTACATCAACCTTCGAAGTACATCTATTGGTCTTCTATTCTTGAAAAAATCAAATTCTTCCAAGAGAAGACAGAAATGCAGTTAGAGCTTGTGGTTGCTAAGTTTGATTCCGAAGCACGAGAGGAAATCAAGAAGAACGGGGACAAGCCTACAAAGGATAGCGTAGATGCTTACATAAAACAAAAGCAAGAGTACGTAACGGCAAGAGAGCAGTGTCACTACTACGAATACATTGCAGGAAGACTTGCACGGATCGTAAAAGCATTTGAACAACGTAAAGATATGTTACAGTCTTATGGTAAGCAAATTGCCGAGGATAAAACATACGGAGCAGGAGCAGGTTCTCGTATTGAGCAGACACCATTCCCTGCACCACAACAAACGCAATATTGGGGAGGTCATCAATAATGTTAGAAGGAATTAAAAAAGCGTTCACGGCTACTTCATATGAACCTGAGCAAGCACCTGTAGAAGTTAACCCAATTGACGATGCAGTAGCTGCTAAACTAGGTTATAAAGTAGCAGAAGGTCAATACAAGGAGTTACGGATTGATTTAGAGACTGGTGACGTATTCGTACTTGATGAATTACTTGTCGATACACCACCTGAGTTCTCAAAGGATATTTTCCTAGTAAACTTAATGGCAGACTATGCGAACGCTAACGGAATACAACTTCCGAAGTGGACGAACGAACCATTAAAGATTGCAAAAGCCGTAGCAGATTGGGAACCACAAAATTAAAAAAAAAATAGTCTCTAACTCATAAAAAATGCTAGACATATGATATAATATATGTTAGACTGTTTATAGAGTTAAAAATTAAGAGATAACTAGGAGGAATTAATAGTATGTCATTTGCTGATATCATTAACCAAGAACACAAGAACTTAGAACAAAATAGCGGTAACGACAAAGTTGAGTACCCGAAAACGAAACAAAAGCGTTTATTCTTCGAACAGAACCAACGTGAGGTAATTATCCAAGTGTTACCTGATGCTGCTATGGTAGGTCACTTCTTCGTTCCGATCCGTAAAGTATACTTAACTGCTAAAAGCTCTAGTGGTAAAGATGTTAATTCTAACTTCGTGTTAGACGCTGATCCTAACCCAGGTTCATTGTTAGAGCAAAAGATTACTGAGTGGGCAGGATTAGGTATTATCCCTAACGGTTACGGTGGACAAGCATCACCAAGACGTACATACCTAGTAAACGCAGTACGCATCATTCAAGACCCTGTATCACAACAATGGGTACAAGAACGAGATGCAAATGGTCAGTTAGCAACACGAGTATTCGAAATGACACAATCTGCTTTCGCTAACTATGCAGAGAAGTTAAAAAATCCGTTATTAAATACGACAGGTTCAGGAATGTCATTCATGGACATTAACCGTCCAAACCCAATCCAAATTACTAAGCCTGAGAGAAACAGTAACTCTAAGGAGTACAAGGTAGATGTGTACAGTAGCATCGTCTTACCTCCATTAGGTGCAGGTTGGGAAAATACATTAGAGGACTTACAAGCACAAGCAGTTCCTACAGAGCGCTTAGTGAATGGTGATAAATGGGTACAAGCTTTCATCGACATGAAAGAAGGTCGTAAGCCAAACCAAGGTAATGCAGGAGCACAACCAACTGCACCACAACCTACATCTAATCCATTCGGATCGTTCCCTGGTCAAACTGGACAACCAGTAGCACCACAACAACCAATGGGACAACCTGTAGGACAACCTGCTCCAATGCCAGGATATCCTGCACAACCAACGGCTCCAATGCCTACATACCAACCACAAGGGCAACCAGCACCAATGCCTAGTTACACGGCACCTGCACCACAACCTGTAGCACCTGCACAACCAGTAATTACAATGCCTACGGGGATGGATGCAGGAGCAGGAGAGCCTGACCCATTCAGTATTGGTGTAGAAACTGACTTATCTCAGAATAACGGACTTGGAGCACAGCCTACTCAACCAGTAGCACCAACGGCACCAACGACACCTGCACCTACATATACGGCACCTGCAACACCTGCACCAACTGGTGAGCCAACGATTCCTGCACCATCACATGCAACTGGTGGAATGCCTAACATCGAAGACCTGTTAAAGACTGAGTTAGGTGCTCAGTAATACAATAAAAGAATAGTAGATTCCAAGTTACCTAGCCATCCTGTGGCTAGGTTGACTTAGGTTATATAATCATTATTGACTAGGGGGCAACAACAAATGGAAGAAGTTAAAATGACAAAAGAAATGGTAAAGGTAGAACATGATTTATTAACAGAACGAGTTACAAAGGTATATCGTGAAAAGGAATCAAGTTTCCACGCACCACACTTATTCACTGTAACATCTGCTGAGGACGACAAAACATTAGCAGTTATCCACTTCCAAGAGGGCGCATTAAACGTTGCAGGAGTTAACGGAGTAATGAATGAAGACTTACTAGTTATGATCCTAACTCGATTACAAGGCTTTCAAAATAGTGAGTTTGCTTGTAAAGAGAACGCAATGGCAATTACGAAGATTGAAGAAGCGTTACTATGGTTACGCAAACGTACAATGGGACGAGACAAAAGAGGAGTTCTTGGGACTCACCAAAAGTAGTTACAATCTTCAATACATAATGATTAGAGAATTACATATACATATTAGGAGGAAATATACATATGGCAAAAGCAAAAACGAAGAAAGCACCTGCAAGCGTGGATTTAGACTTATCGGCTTTAAATTTAAGTGGCGGCCTAGTCTTACTGAGAGATTCAGATTATGCGAAGGTATTTGACAGACTTCCTCTATTCTTACCGAAGATTGATAAAATCCTAGGTGGCGGCCTACCGTTCGGACGAATGATTGAGGTTGCAGGAGTACCATCGGGTGGTAAATCAACTTTCACTCACCACGTAATGCGTGTAGCGACTGCTCTAGGTTGCATTTGCGTACTGATTGACGTAGAGGGTACGTCAGATAATGAACGTTTATCTTCGCTAGGTATTGACACAAGTAAAGTATTAGTGAAGCAACCTGATCCTGATAAAGGTACTGCACTAACGGTTGAAGAGGTTGGACAGACAGTAGAAGAAACGTTAAAACTATTCGGAGAGAAATATCCTCACGTACCTGTAGTGTACGTATGGGACTCTGTAGGTTCTACACCTTCTATGGTAGAGTTAGAGAAAGACTTTGGTGAACAGAATGTTGGGGCTAGAGCTAAAGCTATCACACAGTTCGTAACAAAGGTTACACCAATGGTATCTCAATCTAAATCATTGTTTATCGGTATTAACCAAGTACGTGACGATATTGGTGGGAACCCAATGTTCAAAACATACAAAGTTCCTGGTGGTAAAGCATGGGAGCACGCTGCTACACTTCGTTTAGAGATTAAAAAGAAATCCTCTATCTTCAAAGGATCGGGAGCTAACAAGGAACGTTTAGGACATATCATGGGTGTTAAAACTCAGAAGTCTAAAGTATCTCGACCATTCCAAGAAGCAGACGGGACGTTACTAGCAGATACAGGTATCGACTACGAGTACAACCTAGCTAAAATGGCAGAGGATGTGAAAGTCCTAGGTACAACTGGTCAAAGCTATGAGTACATTGATGCTTTAGGAGTTAACTACAAACAGAAGAAAGAGAACTTCATCGAGTGGTTACGTGACGAAGGTAGTCATGTCCGTCAAGAACTACTAAACAAGTTGATTCAAGTAGAGTTCCCTGAAGGGTACACTGCATTGAAGAATGAAACATTAGATATCTCAGGTTGGATTGACCAAGTAGTTCCAGTGGTATCTCCTGAATTTTCGCAATCTTCCGATAATTCAGACAATATCGAGGACTTACTAGCAAAAGAAGCAGAAGATATTTTAAAAGGTTAGGGGGGATTTCCCTCTAACCGTATTATTATAAGGAGGGTTTAGCTTGTATAAGGACACATATGGAGACGTAGTAGCGAACACATTGCAACACTATAGAGAGAGAACACAAAGTAACGATACTGTATCACCGACACCGTACAAAGATATTAAAGGTATGTTACAGAAGACGATGGAAGAAGGAAAACGTGTATTACTGGATATCAAAGATTCCTACAATACACAAACTGTAGTTGTCCGTTTTGAGAAGGTCTACGATAGATGGGCAATGGGGACTGCGACTTGTTATTTTGAAGGTGAAGAAGTGAAAGTCCCATACACGATCCACTATTCCGACATCCTATGCAAGCATATAAACATCAAGGTGATTATAGAGGGGGCTAATCCTTTTGCCTAGAAATGTCGAGAAAGAGCAAGAACAAATTTGGAACGGAAATCGGTTTATGGTAAGTACAGAAGAGACAACAGGAGTATTTATACGAGACGTAGATAAATTGTTCCATCAATACAGAAACTTACGAATGAGTGTCTATAACACATACAAGGGTTATCTATCTGCTGACCCTGTAACACAAGACGAACTTCGTAGCTACATTGATGAACAATTTATACGTCTTGTCAAGGAGTATGATATCGGTTCGGATGTGGATTTTCCTGGATACATCAAGATTAAGTTACACTCTAGAGTAAAGAACTCATTCATCAAATCAGTATTCCGAGATAAACAACGGGTCTTTGTAACCAAGAACTCGTTTGACGTGTCTAACCTCATCGAGCAGAACCCTTGTAACGATGAGGAGCTAGACTACTATGTTGTACTTGAATACGCTATTGGAGGGTTTAACCTCACTCATATCGAGAAGGAA